CTCTAATGTCAAAGCTCTCTGGTCTAATTGTAACTGACGTAGCTTCAATGCTTCACGCTTAGCTTCTACGCGATTACCTTGCTCTACCTGTGCTGTCATCTTCGCCTGCGAGGTGTTGATTTTAGTCTGTAGGGCGTCTCTCTTAGTAGCTAAGGCGTTCCCCTTAGCATGTAAAGTATTAAGCTTTTGAGCTGCGGCAACCGCTGCTGTTTCATCTGCCTGAGCATTGGCTAGGTTGCGAGACAAACGTCCTGTGCTACGTCCGTCTGTATTATTTAGGAACTCTTTGGAAGCGATTGCAGTCCTCAGCTTAGCAGCCTCTGCCTTAACCTGAGCTTGTTTTAGGTTAGTGACTTCTCGATTTAGGAATTGCTGGCGGTTAAGGCTCGCAAGTTCAGAAACCTGTTGGCGCTGTAATGCAGTATAGTGTTTCTTTAGTCGGCGGTGATTGTCCTCATCAAGCTTTACGATTTGCTCTGCAATTTGAGCTTGGCGTCTAGCCAGCTTACCTTGAGTTAATGAATTAGAGCGAGCAGCAGAAGCCCCACCAGTTCTGATGATGCCGTTTGCCGCCAGTTCTCCTTTAGCATTAGCGCCGAAGCCTAACGAGGCGGTGATTGCCTGTAAACCTTCGGCCTTTTTTGTAAGTCTATCTACAGCAGTTTCTGCTGTTTTCATTTCGCGCTTGAGCCTATCGAGGCTACCAGCATCAAAGAATTTGATTAGATATTCATACTGTGCATCATCAATCATTCAGGGGCTACCACGCGGTTGAACGCTTTAATAAACTCATCTTTAGTCCGAGCAGGGCCAGTGGTTGGCTCTGGTTTAGACTTGCCAAAGAGAGCTGTTAGAGTCTCATCAACAATACTGATGAGAGAACTTGACATCTCTGCTCCGACTGCACACATTTCGCCAAGCTTGACTTCCGTGCACGTCCTTACATCATCCAGCGTGACCGTCCAAAAGAACGCCTCTAGTTTGGAGGGCTTAACCCCGAATACCCAATACATTTGGGCATTCAAGGATAAATCCGTGTACCATTCTACGAGGACATTTGAGCGTTCGCTGCCTCCGCTGCCGCTTTCACGTCCTTGATTGTTAGTGCCGCTTGAGTCGCCTGTTCCAGAGATTACCGTAGTCAGATGTTCCGAACTGGACATTGAAACCACGGATGATTTTTACCTTAGGGAAGTTGAACATCACGTCAGTACCATCAACTAGCTTACCAACGATTGCCGCTGAGTAGTAGATGTCTTCTGGGTCGCCTAGGTCGAGGTCATTAACACCTACGACAGCTGCGCCGTTTGCGATTGTCACACCAGTAGGGATAGGTGTTGTGACTGTTACTTCACCAGCAGCTACAGAAGCTACAAGGTTATTCATAACGCCTTTGTTCGTTTCAATTAGAACATAGTCGCCAGCTGCGATACCAGTCTCTGAGGCTACAGAGATAGCTACAACTGTGTCGTCACCTGTGACAGCTGCATCAGCAGTTGTTGCAACAGGGTCTGAGACTGCACCTGATAGACCAAGGCCGTATGCTAAGTTCTGAGCTGTGTACTCATACACTTCTGTAGCTACGTTAAGCGTAGAAGATGTGATGATAGAGTAGACAGAACGGTTCTGAACGCCTTGTCCAAGTGTTGTCGCTTCCATTTCACCAGTGATGGTGACGTTTTTAACGAGACCAATAGAGTCGTCGCTGTTTAGTGTTTGAAGGTCACCGACTGCGCCGATGCGAACTTCTGCTGTGGACAGCATAAACTTCTCAGTTTTCGCAGTGCCTAAATCTTTCAATGCCATTATGGTCTCCGTAAGTTGATTCCCCTGTTACTTACTGGATACCATAGTATAGCATATCAATGCTATCCTTAGACATAGGTTATGTATCAAAGACGCTGTTATTGAGGATGCTATTATAAGGTTGCAAAGGGAAGGTAATACTAACTACATCACCTCCAAAGAAGACCTCCTAGGCAGTAAGGGTCATTTTAAAATTGAGGGCCACAGTCTGCAAGGGACGGGTTCTGGTTTGCAGCCTGACGACAGGACTACCTAAAACATTACCGCTAGAAACCATGTAGCCTAAAGGGATACCTTTCTCGAAATGTAAGATAGGAACTCTAACTGCCTTACCTTGGCACCCATTCATAATATCATTAGTTAAACCATTGAGTCTCTGAATTTGAGGGTCTTCATGCGTCACGGCTGCTACTTTAACACCTACAGTACCCATAGTATCATTAACCTCCATGTAGAACTCAAGCGGCCCTACTAAGTCCACCTGTGGTAGGGACTCTTCCTCTGCTGTGGAGTCGAAGTCAAATAGTTGGGCACTGGTTAATGTATCCATCCAATTTGATAGGGAAGCTTTTACGCTTAGGTATAGGTCTGGGGTGCTACTCATCTGATTACCTCTGGTAGATGCTCGTTTAACCACCACTGCATAAAAGAGTAAAAGGCTGAGCGATAGTGTCTAGTCTTACCCTCAGGCTGCTGGTTTGTCAACTTATTGTAGATGTCGTCATAAGCGCCTTTGAAGATGTCAGCTTCAAGCTTCTCAGGCTGGAACCCGCTTCTGACTTTCCTGAAAGGGGTGTGGGTGACTTCAACCCTGAAATTTCTAAGACCTTGGACAGGACTTGTGAACTGACCAGATTTGTTACGGACACGAAGAGGGTTGCCATTATCTAACTTAAATCCTTTCTTAGCTCCTGCGAACTTAGGTTCTATACTTGCAGAAGATTTACCAAGGAGGTTTTTAGTTTGACCTGTTAGTGCCTTAACATCTGAAATTAGAGTACCTGTGTTTTTGAAGAAGCCTGTGCCAGAAGGTTTACCTTGGGCATACCCTGTACTCAGAGCCGCGTAGCTAGGTGTGTATTGACCTAAGGGAGGGGAGGCTGTCGTGTCCAAGCCTACAGCTGCGAAAAGGTCAAAGAATTGTCTAACAGAGTGCTCAATATGTTGCTGCTCAATCTTAACTCTTTCCCTCAGTTCACCCATTGAGGAGAATACACCTCTCTCTACGATGTCCGAGATATTAGCTGCCGCGAAGGGGTTCTTATTCGTAGTCGATTTGGCCAATGTAGACTCCGAGCTGTTTATCAACGCGCTTGATAGTAGCTGTTTCTGTCCAATCATTAAGCATGATTAAGTCGCCTTCTTCAATAGCTGAACCAGTGATAATCTGCTGGCGGTTGATGGGGACACCAATAGTGTCTGAACCTGTGCTGCGCAATTCAAACGCTAGATAGATACCTTGCTCCCAAACTACTGGCCCTTCTAGCTCAAGCTTAGAGACAGGATGCTTAGTCTTAGCGCCTTTTCTGCCCAAGGCTGCAATGTGGTGCATCTCGAACAGTTTGTAGTGGGTGTATAGGTGACGCCCTTTTAAGAATTGGTCTCCGTGCTCTGCGGTTAAGAATACCTGCCCATTAGGGTCATAGAATGTATCCCCAATTTGCAGAGGAGACCTAGGTTTGACACGGAACAGTCTACGAGGAGAGTTGAAATTGGATACACGAGTTGTTACAGGAATATCTGTGAACTGACCATAGAAAGACTTACCGTTGGTAGTCTTCATAACGCTCATGTGCTGGTCTACAATCTTATGCAGAGCTGACATATTAAACTCCAGTTACAGGGTCTACAGGTGTAGCTACGACAAAGAAGCCTTCTCCAGAACCATTGATTGCTGTAATCGCAGCAGGGTTTAGAATGCCAACGGCTTCTTCAAATCTAGCTGCAAATTTTGCTTTTAGTCTATCTAGGTCTACCTCAAAATGGGTTACGGAGATATTATCTTCCGTGTGTGTTTTGATTAGCGTTAGGGCAAGCTTGTCGATTGCTTCACAAGCCGCATGGAATTTAATTAAGTTGTTCGCTGTCCGAGCGCGGTATCCACCAGCAAGGAGTTCTGTATCCAGAAGCTTGGTGCCTAGTAGGTCGCTGTTCTTTAACTCAATATACGAGTCGAATAGTGAAATTAGATTGTCATCTAAGGTTAGGTCTGTTGAACCAATGAGGTTCCTGATGTCTTCTGGTTTAACGATGTACTTAGGTTCATCAACCAAGAAGAACTCTCTCGTACCTGTGATAGTCACGCCGTTAACCACGTAAGAGTATTTCAGGCGAATGGTCTCGAAGTCTTCGAGACCACTCTTGTCTGTTGTAGGGGATGCGATAACCACTGTTGCCGTGGTGTCATTTAACCCTAGGGTTGGTGTGACGGTAGGTAGGACTACCGTACCATCGAGTTGGATTACTTTATATGTAAACGTACCCGCATCAGGGATTACTAGCTCACCCGTAGGTGCTTTAAATTCTACCAGAATACTGGCGCTCTCTGATGCGGTGACGTACATACTAGCCCTCTTTCTCTGCGGCTTTAGCTGCTAGTTCAGCCTGATGCTGCTTCTCAGCTTCCACACGTGTTGCTTATTCGAACCTGTGAGCTATTCTCAACAACATGTGGTCGGCTTGAGACGAAAATGTTTTGAGCTGTTAGAAAGTATCCTTTGCCCTCAGGGGCTTCAACGAGGCGATTAGATGGTGTAGGCACCTTATCCTCTTTATCTTTGGTATCTGTCATTTGGTTTCTCCATTTGTTGACATTCCTTAGTAATAGCCCCGCCCACTGTTGTCAATGGGCGGGGCCGATTTCGTTTCTTGGACTATAACCTAGTTGGCGAAGTCGTAGATTGAACGTGTGTCATCGTAAATCAAACGGTAACCAGTGTTCTCAGTCTTCGTCATAGTGATAGTCTGGTTGAGGATTGCTCGCTCTTCCTCTTCGATTGAAGAGTTAGCTTGAACAAGCTCTTCCATTGTCTCACCTTTACGGAAACCGATTAGCTTACCTGCTGGCGCGAAGCTAGACAGGACAGGCGTGATTGGCTGGTCAAAGATAGGATTACGACCTACGTTGATACCTGCGCGGCCTAGTTGCTCAGCGGCTGACACAGTTTGGTCAGACGTGTTAGAGAACAACATTGTCCACTGGTAGAACGCATCGTAGTTCATCGCTACAGTGTCGATAGGGACACCCGCAGCAGCTCTATCCATTAGCCAGCGGAAGAAACGGTGCCACTGAATTTGTCCTGCTGTGTTAGCAGGTGCGCCAGTAACGCCAGTAATGCTTGACTGTGTTACCACAGGGGCTGCATTGTTGTTTCCATCACCGTTAACCATGATAGTCATGGCTTGAGAAGCTTTAGAAATCTCAAGTTCACGTGCGATACGTCCGAGGAAAGGCGTCAGAACGTCAAGGCGTGTGTTACGGTTAAATTCGTAAGTTGTACGAAGAGCCGAACCATGCTTGTAGATTTTGACTGCGCTTTCACCCGCGCAGAACGAGTCTGGAATGTTTCCGCTGCCGCTTGTAGAACCATACCATTCGAGAAGTCATCCCGAACAGGTAGATTAAGTTCCATGAGCGCCAGTTCGTAGCCTGTGTAACGGTCTGCACCATCTTGAACAGGAGTGATTGACAGGTCTAGGTAGTCACGTACTGTGATACCATAGTTGCGGCAATCATTCGCTAGTTTAAGAGCGGCGGCATTACCCGTTGCAGGGCTTTCAGAAGCAAGGTCACCGAGGACTGTTGCTGCTGCGACCACACCACCATTTGCTTTTTCAAGCTCGCGGCGTTGTGCGATTAGGTCGAGGATATTTTTACGCATAATTAAAAACCTCCGATTATACGAATAGGGCTTCAACCGTTTCGTTAACTGCGTCAACGTAAACAACGATTGGTTGGCCTGCGGCAGCTGCCGCTCCTGAGGTTTCTAGGACACCAGCGGTAGCTGAGCCTACAACACCTTGACCGATAGTAGGTGCAGTACCTGTGTAAGCCATTGAGAAAGACCCTTTAAGGTCTACGGCTCCAACAAGCACACCATCTACAGTGCGGTCTTCTACAGTGCTGAGATGCCCGATAACTCGGTCACCAGCGCCTGCCAGCTTCACTGTACGTGCAGCTGAGTCGTCGATTGTTACACCTTTACCAATGTCGTCTGCGACGATTGAGGCTTCAAGGTAGAACGAGAGTGAAAACTCTTCGACGTGGATATTTTTAAAAGAAATGTTATACATTTTTAAGTTCTCCGATTATCGTGCGTTAGATGAAAGGAATGCTTTCTGTGATGCAGATAGACCATCAGTGCGATTGTCTTCCTGACCGTTAGAGCGTCCAGCTTCACCTGCTGCTACTAACTGGTGTAGTGATTTACCAGTTTCCTGAATGAACTCAAGCTTTGCGGCTAGAGTCATTTTTGTTGTATCAACATCTGTTTTACCAGAGGCTGTTACGGCTGCTGCCAGTTGGCTGTCAACGAATGTCGTCATTGCTGTGACTTCCGCTGCGGAACCTTCTGGAGCTGATGCAACCTGAGCTTCAAGCTCAGTCACTCGTGCTGTTGCAGTATCGCGCTCACCTGTGAGCGTTGCTACTGATGCGGTTAGTGTTTCGTTAGATGCAGTTAGTTCAGTCACCTGAGCCTGTGAAGCTTCGAGTTGACCTTCAACTTTACCTACCTTTGCACCAGCCGCAGTTAATTGGGCAAGAATATCCTTCGTGTCCATATTAAAGTCTCCATTTAATGGTGTCTCCACCTCACTTGCTGTTAGCTTTGAGGTAAAAGTTACTAGCTGGTCGGCATCGAAATCTTCCGAAGCTGCCAGCTTCCTGAACATACTGCTGTCGTCGTAATTCTTAGACAGTTTCTGTTTACTGGCGCTGGAAATTACAGCGCCTTTTGAGGCTCCTCTCACGACGAGGCTCAATTCTGCCCAAGAGCGTAAGCCCTTGGCAATGACGTGGGTCTCACCAGCATCAATGCTGTTCCCTTCATCATCTTCGCGTTCAATAAAATTCATAATATCAGCTTCATCAGACAGAAAATCAAACGCTGGATTTGCTGATGAGAGTAGCTGTTCGAAAGCTGCACCGATGGAGACCTCAGAGATGAAGCCATTGTCGATGTCTTGGGTATAAGAGGCGCGGGTGGCGTTCTTATCTGTGTCAGGGTTGGGCATCGCAAATAATGTACGAAGCTCATGGAACAGACCATCGTCTGTAGGATAGACACCACCTTGGAATACTTTACCAGATGGTGTTACATCGTCGCCGCCTACGTTGTGTTGTAGGATAAGGGGAACGGCCCCTCCCTCAGAGTTGACTACTTCTGCCATTTCTAAAAGAGTCGGTTGAGTAATCGTGGCGTTATTGAAAATTGTTCCAGCTTTATTGAGCGGACGAGTAGTAACGGCTACGGTCTCGAAGACAACGTATTGGGATGAGTCAAGGTTTTCATCGGCCATACTTGTGCGCATGGCTTGCAACATTGAGTCTGTAATTGAAATTCGTTTCACAGTTGTTACCTATTTATGCTTTTAGATACGGCAGAAGCAGTTTCATTGCAAGAAATATCTTCGCCATGCCTATAAGGATGCTTTGACCGCATCTTTAATTCCTTGAATGTTTCCAGCTAGAATGAGAGCGTCAAAAGCTCCTGAGTTTAACTGGTGCTCAATATTGTTGTGGATACTCTGAAATTCTGTTGCGACAGCTTTACGTCCTTCTAAAAGAACATACTCACTCATAAACGCAGCTGCTACCCCAGAGGCGTGTTGCTGGAAACTCACAGGGTTGGGAATATGTGGGAAACTATCCCCTACCATTTCCTGTGTTGTGTCTTCAATGGTTGGTGTCCAACCTCGTGCGAAGGCTAAAGCCATTGCCACGCTGTCCTGAATTTCGAATGCGATTTGCGCCATTATGCAAGCTCCCAAGTTTCTACGCCCGTTGGGGCAATTTTCCGTTTATACAGGAGTCCATCCGTTCCTGTTGTAATTTCCGCTTTTAGATGTGCGGGTGTCCAACCAAGGGTTAGAGTTTCATCATCCTGTGTCACGATAGCGGTAGTAGTCGTTCCATTTTGAGAGCGAATAGTTGGCACATATGTAGGTGTGCCGTTCTGAACCACCACTGTGATTGGGACATCTGCTGTGACGATACCTGCTAAGAGAGCACCGTTCAGAGTGATAGAACCTGATGAGGTTTCATTTGCGACAAGCCCTGCGGCAGGGTGGTATTGGTCTTCTGGGACTGTGACTGTCACCCCACTTCTTTCGAGAGGAACAGTGTAGGCTAAGTCTAACAAGCCTGTTGTTGTATTGTATTCCCAAATCTTAGCCTCTCCTACATAAGGTGAAGCGATTGCTACGCCTGAGTCCCCACCATCACCAGTGTCGGCGATAAAGAGAGGCTGCGCAACTACCTGTGACATGGCAGAGGTAGGCATCGCAGGCGATGCTTCAAGACCAGCAGAGTCAGCCCCAGAATACCAGCAGCCTAATCCTGTAGTTAATGTTCTTGTAGCTCCATTAGGTTCATAATCTGTGTCTGTAGCGCCTGTGCTGTTCATATCTGTAGGCGAACCAGCAGAGGTAGTGAATGTACCTTGTGCTCCATCCCTGACATAATAATTAGTGACAACATTGTTGTAAGGCGTAGAGAAATCCCCATTCCTAGGCCAAGAGATTAAGTCGTTGGACAAAGGCATAATAAGCCGACTATCATAAAATCTGCCGATAGGATTATAATCCATTTGAGCAGCATGACACGCCATTACGGGGTTAGTCGCTGCGATAATATATTCTTGGTTACCACTGGTATGCAGGCGGTGGTATTGCCAAGGGTCTAATTCGATACCTTCTTGACCTTGTACTGTTACCCCTGCCCCGTTTGTTAATTTTAGGGTTGAGGCAATAGGGCCATTAACCACGTGAATCCACCCTTGGTTACTGGCTGCTACATTAGGGTTATAGGTTTGTCCATTACGGAAGCAGAACATAAAAGTTTCTTTGAAAGACAGCCCATAAGAGAGTAAAGGCATGGGACTTTCATCTCCTGCATCTACCTGTTCTGCGAAGCCATAGAAACCTTGTGTTGAGGTGATAATAGCCCCGACAGGGACACCTGTGAAGCAGATAGGTTCACCTCTGTTCATAAATTCTGGCCCATAAAGAGGGGTATTAGATAAGAAGTCTGCACCATTAGCATAGACGAATACAGTATTACCCGCGCCTAGTGAAACACCCTGTACCTTTCCCGATGTTGTATATCCGACAGCTAGGACTGTCAGTGCAGGCTGGCCAGCAGCTGCGAGTAATCCCTGTTGTAAACCTAGTGTGCTACCTGCTGCAATTCCTGCAACAGAGTCAGGCGTCAAGGAACCTCCAGCCAGCAGACCACGTACATCTGTTCCGATGGTTTCGAATGCTGTCTGGAGGTTATCCTTTTGTGCCATTGCTTATGCAGCGTCCCGCGCAGTCGTGTACGCTGTTGCGTAATCGAATGTAGGGTCACCGATGCCGATAGTGGTACACACAATCAGTTGCTGTGCGGCAGTGATTGTTTGTGCAGAGTCATAGCGGATACGGTTATCCATAGCGGTCAATAGACCAGCAATAACAGTGTCGTCAGCTTGAAGCTCGTTCTGAATTTCAATCAGAGAGTCATAAGCAGCACCTGCACCATTGGTGATTTGGTCTACAGCGGCAGTGGTCGCAGCAGAGATAGCAGCGGCTTCGCGAGCGGCCACATGGTCTGATACGTCCTGCGTACTTGCCCACGCACTAATAGAAGGCGCGGCAATAGTTCCTTTTGCGGCTTGTACGCGAGCATCAGTTTCCGTCTGCCCCCAAGCTACACCCGCTGCGTCAACCGCAGCTTTGAGTTCATTCATAGCAAGAACAATGCTAGTTTTTTCAGTCGTTGTGAGAGCAGAAAGGTCAGCGGCTTTACCATTAAGTAAAGTCCAGATGACTTTAACGTCTGCTCCGACTGCGGAAGCGAATGCCTTGTTTAAGTTCTCTAACAAGACCATAGGTGGCAAAGACCTGTAGGTCTCCTGTTGTCTCTCCAATGATTAGGGAGCCAGCTGTTGTGGATAATACGAGGTCAGGAGGATTTGTTCTAAGCTCATCATTGATGGACATGACAAATGAGCGACCTGTTAGGTCTTGAGCAACCCCTGCCTCGTTTTGGATTTTGAATGTAAACTCCCATCGAGCGTTATTAAATAGTGCCATTAGGACTGCCCCGCTTGATTAGACCTAGCTGCTCCATCTCCCCCTGATACTGAACGACCAAGTGGGTCAGAGTTTGGACTAATATCTGAGTCTGCGCCCTCCTCAGCAGGGTCTAGGAACCCCGTACCAGAAAGCTCTGGGGCTGCATCTGGTTTCGGACGATTAAACATTTTATCGTGGTACTCTGTGTCTGTGATTAGACCATAAGACAAGTTGGTCAGCAGACGCGCTTGCTTAACGGCGATTTGAGGCTCAAGCTCAAGCTCAGGTCTCATCTCAGCATTTAGGAAAGATACTGTAACAACACTCTCTGAGCCTGCCATGCGGAGAGCAAATGTGAACATCTGACTCAGTAAGTTGGCGACAGGAACATTGAGCTGGTCAGCTGACATAGAAAAGATACGGGCCTCAGTAGTTGAAGTGTTAACACCTGAGTCACCACGCCCAATTACAGTTGCCATGGTTTTCAGAGCTGCTTGGTTAGATGAGTTCAGGACTTCGATGACAGACTTAACATCCATAGAGTTCTTAGGCCCACCCTCATTGAGTAGGCTGGCGTCGAAGGCGTCAGTGTGTACGAAGGCTGAGTCCGCACGAAGGTTATTCACTTGGTTAGTGATTTCGTCGATACGAGCTTTCACCCATCTGCGTGTTTCTGTAGGGTCATCTGCCACACTAGGTGGTAGAGATTTCATCATAACTTCCTCTGCCACAGTAATGTCGATACGAGGGTATCCCGTTCTCTGCATGATACGGTACAAATCATTGATGACCTGCTGACGTGCAGCGATTGTATTAACTGCGGCTGTGAAAGGAGAGCGAGAGTAGATGTCTGTAGGCTTCTGGCGGTAAGTGTCGTAGAAGAAATTAGGGATGTCAAGATTGATGTCATCACCAGTCTGTTGCTCTTGCACAGGTTTGAATTGGTTAGGCTTAGGCTCCAGCCATTTAAGTGATGCGGTATCGACAGTCTTAACTGATGAAGGCACCAAGAATTTGTCGAATACAAGTTCTGCGCCGATTGACCCTCTAAGTAGAAGCATATAACGTAAGTCTGTAGCAATCTGCCTGACAGAGTGCTTACGCTGGAATTTCAGGGAGTAGTCTGACACAGATGTGAGAGCAGTGATTAACGCATATACGCTCTTCAAACCTTCTGTGTCTTCTTCACCTAGTAAGTCATGTACCTTAATTTTCATAGGTGTGTCAGATACGGTTAGGTATGCATTCAAGGCAGCAGACACATCGGGGTCATTAAAGATTAGAGTATCGAGTAAGGTTTGTGTATCGTTATCAGCCCGACTATCGAAGATGTCGTCCAGATGCTCCCGATAGCTAGGCAATGAAAGGGTATTACCTGAACCGTCGAACGTAGGTGTGGTGGATTGGGATGCGCCCTTCTTAGCCTTAGACTTAGGGAGCGTAATTTTCAGGCCAAAAATGTCCATTTAGATTGGTTTCCGCGAATTATCAGTTAAGTACACGAGAAGTGACCCTCTTGTCAACTGTTTTGACGCCTCCACCAAAGCCAATCAGACTTGATAGGGGGTCGTCAGGCGCATCTGTACCAATATTGGCACTAGACATGATTAACATGCTACGCTTTTCCTCTTTTAGTTTAAGGGATACGAGTTCTTTAAGCTCAGGAGCTTGGAACATATATCCTAGGGCGTGAAAAAAGTGGTCTTTGTTCGTCAGCTTAGTCCAGACCGCGCCTTTCTCATCTTGTTCCTCTCTCACCATATCTCTCAGGTGGATGCCAATAGTTTCCTTATAGGTGTTGTAACCATAGAATTTGATGTCCTGTTTCTTCATGCGAGTGTGCACGAAGTCCAGAGACCCTGTTCTATCTAGCGCTACATAGCTGATGTCACCAAACCCGTCTGTCTTAACCAGTGTGGTTGCAGCGTACTGCGCAGGCACAATCTTACCTTCTGTCTGCTTCATAATACCCTCAGAGGTAGGAGTGTAAGGCTGTCTGTCAATCACACCTCCGATTATGCGATACTTTTTCATAATCTCTGCAACAGTCTCTTCTAACTTCTGGACAGTACACGTGCGGAATAGGATAGGTTGGATATTATGCTTGTTCGTACCCATGCCCACTACGATGTTACAGATTAGACCCATATCAATACCAATCCAGCAAGGGTTCTCACCCACATTGGTTTCAGTCGGCACAGTGTCTTTGAAAGCTGCTGCGATAAGCTCGTGCGAGATTTGCATAGTACCATCGGAGTAAGGCTCACCTAAAGCGGTGTTATAGAAGCCTCGGACGAACTCTTTACCTTTAAATTCAATCATGGACTTGATTAGGTAATCAGGAGGTAATCTATGAGTGGCGAAAGGAGTGACCTTGTAACCCCTGTACTCTGTGATGCTAGGGTGTGTTGCAACCCATTCACACTGGTCGTAATCTTCCATGTCCATAGGACGGTGACATTTTTCACACTTGACGTAAGTGTCATTGAAATCAATCTGAGGGATGTGGACGCTCTCAATATCTGTCAGATGTTCTACAATAGGATTTAAGCCCCCTACATGTATAAAGCGACGAGAGAAGTCAGGATTGTTCCAGTGGTTGCAGCTCTTACACTTACGCAGGTACAATCTCTTATCGGTCATCTCATAAGTTCTGTGAACACCATATGCACGAACACAGCGTCCGCGTCAATAGAAGTCGCAGTACCTTCGATAGCAGGAGCGATGTATAGCTTAGAGCGTCCGAGTTCCATCAAATCCTTACGTCGAATAGGTTTCATCTCAGAAGGAGGGTTAAATACTTTGTCGTGCATGACGATAGGGCGAATACGAGCGTCAGAGATACGTTTATACATGTCCTCGTTAGGGAGAGTGTAAATGAGACTGCGACCTTGGTTACGCATAAGAAAGGCAAGGGCTTTACGGATTTGTCCCTCTGTCAATCCTACCTGAGAAGGTTTGATACAGCATAGGTTGGGATGCATATCATTGAGAGGCCCATCTTGGAAGGGGTAGCGGTCTGTGCTGAAAGGCTTCCTATCCAGCGTGGTATTAGCTCCCATCCAGTCAACCATTGACATATCAAGGCTGTCCCTTGAGAAGCGTTCTTCCATGCTATCAGATAATTTTGATAATAATGGATTTTGTAGTTGACTCATGCAATTCCCTTGGGTATAAAACTTTCGAATAAGGAGATTAACCAAATGAGTACACCCAATTATCCGCCTCTCGACGAGGGCACATTGAAAATCATCGCCATGCACCTAAAGGATGACCCAGATTATCTGAGTAAGCCTGAATGTCCATACCATGCAAAGACTGTCGCAATGTTCGTCGCGCCTATATCTACAGAAACTGAGGCTAATGTCAATGATATTGACAGGCAAAAGAAAATCTTGAAGAAGATGAGAGAACAATTAGACGAGCAAGGTCGTCGCCTCGATGAGGACAGCCTTGAGACATCTGCTGCTAATGCTTACTTCCGACAGAGGCTGACAGTCGAAAAGGAAATTGTTGAGCTTGAGAAACAAGTTCACTACATCGAGAATGTAGATGCGTTCTATGCCACTGTGCTGACCATCATGGAAGACGTTCTCGATACTGACCAGAAGGATGCTGTTATGACACGCCTTCGCGCTATCAAGGAGAAACCTAGTGAGTAATATTTTTGCGGACACAGCTCCCGCTTACTTCGCCAAGGGGATGTCAGTTATTCCCCTTCGCGTACAACAGAAAATCCCCAACGTACTTCGTTGGCAGATTTACCATGAACAGCCAGTTCCTACTGCATTGCAGAACGAATGGATTAAAGCCAACCCTACAGGTAATATTGGCCTAGTTCTAGGAAAGCAATCCGACATCGTTATGATTGACGTTGACTCAGACGACCCTGAGGTTATCCGTCTCATTGAGAGCGTAATCCCTGTCTCTCCGTGGAAGCGGATTGGTAAAAAGGGTTACGCCGCAGCATATCGTTGGAACGGGACAGATGGTTTCCGTATCAAGGATAAAGAGGGCGTAATGCTTGTCGAGCATCTTTCAACACGTATGCAAGTCGTGCTGCCTCCATCTATTCACCCAGATACAGGGCGTCCATATGTGTCTAACTGTGACCTCTTGGATGTTTACGATGACCTACCTAAACTACCTGCCAATATCGAGATGCTCCTACGGGGTGCCTTGGAAGTAGAAGGTAGGAAGCTCAGCCTTTCTGGGTTTACCAAGACCACAGAGCACGTGGCTGCGGGTTCTCGTGACGTTCAGATGGTGCGTGTTGCAGGTCTATGCGCACGTGGAGTTCTACGTGGTGAGTATTCCTTTGGCAGAGCCTTGGAAGATATGCAGGCGTGGTATGAAGCACGTGTAGAGAAGGTCGCTGGTGATGATATTGATATTACCAAAGGGCTTCGCAAGATTGCCGAGTTCATCCGTAATGATGTTAATGATAAAAGCATCAGCCTACCTGTTGGGTGGGACGAGGACAGTTCCCGTGAAACCCTTGAGGCTTATGGGCTGGACTTTAAGGATGACCAGAAACAATGGGCCTATAACAAGTTGAACGACTACCTAAACCAGCAGTTTCAGACACATGACAAAGGTTCCCCTGAACGTATGCAGGCAATCGAGACTGTGCTTGAGAAGATGTCTTCATCTTCAAAGTCCTCTATCACGCCTGTGGAAGAGAACCTGTTGCTTGAAAAAATCCGTAGTACATTTGGTAAGGGTATGTCCCTTGGCGCTATGCGTAAGCAAATGTATGCGTATTCGGCTGGCCCTATTGAAGGTAAAGACCATACTCAGATTGCACAGGCTGTGATTAACGATTTAGAGCGTGAGACGCAGTTTAGGTTCCACCATGGTCAGTTCTGGTCATATGAAGGTTCTCATTGGGAACCTTATGGTGAGCAGCGTATCAGGCTTCGTATCGCTCAAAGTTACGGGGATTTAGACGCTGCGCGTAAAGCATCCGACCATAAGGGTATTATGGACATTATGAAGCATCTTGCGCAGCAGGGGCTTGTAGAAGTCGAAATCCACGGCGTTAACTTCGCAAACGGCGTTTTCACAGAGTCTGGCAAGTTGGTAGAGCATAAACACGAATATGGGTTCGTATATACGCTTCCTTACCGATATGTAGAGGATGAGAGCCATAAGGCTACTTTGTTTGATAAGTTCATCGAAATGTCGTGGGGTAAAGACCCAGACTACCAAGATAAGAAGGATGCTCTGCAAGAAGCTATCTGCGCGACCATGTTTGGTTGGGCACCCCGCTATCAGCGCGTATTCTGCCTATTTGGTGTGCCTCGGTCAGGAAAGTCTCAGTTACTGGAAATCATCGAGGGTCTGGTGCCTGACAACTCTGTCAGCTCCGTTTCACTGGATAAGTGGAATGACCAGCCAAGTCTAGTTGCTCTGGATGGTAAACTGGTCAATATTGTTGGTGAGATGAGCCAGAGCAAGAAAATTGCCTCTGACATCTTCAATAAGGTGGTTGTTGGTGAAGCTATCTCTATGAGACAGTTATACCAGCAAACATATCTGACGAGACTCAAATGCGCCCATTGGGTAGGTACGAACCACACGCCTAAGACTGATGACCCTTCTGCGGGTTTCAATCGCCGCTGGCTATACCTGACGTTTGAGCATCAGGTTCAGAAGAAGGATATTGTTCCAAATCTGGGTCGCAAGATTATTGCAGAAGAACGTGAGGCTATCATGGCTTGGGCTATGCAGGCCAGAGCTAGGCTTTTGTCCAAGCATGAATATACCCTGCCTGAGTCACACATCGAGTTCGTTGAGACTGTTGCAGGCGTGAACGACAGTGTGCGTCACTTCATCTTCTCAGGTGGTAAGGTTGAGACCAAGGATGATGCTGAGACACCTGTGTCAGACCTACAGCTACATGGTGCGTATGTAAACTTCTGCATCCTGCAAGGCATCAAACGTCCTGTAGAATATCGCATGTTCCAACTAAGGATGCGAGAGATTGGCCAGATTTGTGGCTGGAGACGTGTTCAAGGAAAGAGTGACATTACTGGAGAACGTGTGTCGCTATATTATGGGCCTTCGCTCATAACTGAAAAAGCAAAGCTATAGGAGACTAATATGGCTAAACGATTTACTAAAGACGGTACACGTATTCCAACTGGCGTATGTGAGGATAAAGAACGAGGAATTTGGAGGGCGACCTATAAAGGGTGGTCTGTCAAATGCCCCACGCTCGATGACGCGATTGCGAAACGCAAAGAGTTGGTGAAAGAGGGTAAGCCTCATCCTAGCTATGTGGCTCGTATGAAGAAGAAGAAAGCCAGACTAAGTGCTGGTTGAGCTACACGAACAGATACTGTCCCATCATGGAGACCCTCTCTATTGGATATACGTGACAATCCCTCAGAAGAATGGTCAGGTTCACTTTGAGGGTAACTGTCTCTGGACTATGGAGAGGGCAGTGGAATATAAGGCTCTACTAAGGGAGAAACACTCCCTGTAAATAAAGAGACCCTGTGCGGTAGTCTGCACAGGGTCGGGCTAACAAGGAGGTGACCAAACGGTCATCCTCTTGTTACGTCAGAGTATGGGTACAAGTCAACATATTTGTTGACCATCAAACTGTTCTGGCTACTATGAGCCATGCACTTATTCAAAGACTATCTCTTCACAGGGCAACAAGAGAATGGTAGGCGTGAAATCATCACGCTGAACGAAATGTCTGAGACCATCTTCGGCATTAAAGTCACAGTTCCTAAAGGCAGCTTCTCAGACGGTGCCAGTACGCCTTCCTTCGCAGACGACTTATTTGGGTTCGACCCTCTAAAGACCCTATATCTAAGGGCGGCTGTATTCCATGACTACTTATATCGTAACCAGATGCTTGACCGTTGGCTCTGTGACCTCATTTTTCTTAAACTTATCCTTAAGACTGAACGCCCTCTCTATAAAAAGCTATATTTTGGCATTATTATGTGGACAGCAGTCGCATTTGGAGGTAAGAAGGCGTATGATAGCTATAATAGTTGAAAACGAAGCGGAGAAAGCCCCTCATGTCGAAAATCTTACTAAGAATGGGTACGCTGCTGCGGAAATCGCTGATTTGTATATACGAGGCTCGGATGAGGTGCTGTTACTGACGAAAGGCGCACTTTACTCCAAAAACACGCTGTTTTTGGACTTTTTGCCTCAAATCGCCTGTAAATTGAATAAACACGAGCATAAAGTCGTAGATTACATCAGATTGCGTCATTTAGGCTCCATTTCGTGCGAAACTAACCCAAAAGAGCCTATTTTACGTCAATTATTCTCTTGACCATTCCTGATATGTTGATATTAAGGTGTTGAGGGTCTCCTTTCCCCTCACTTCTTGATGTCCCTAAGGGTCAGTGCTTCATCTCCTTGGCACTGACCCTTCTTTTTTTGAGACCATCATGGACTTTCTTTTCCAGCCAAAGCTCCAGCTCCTGTAAGTCCTCACCCTTCATGTAAGTGGTTTCCATCCCATCATCCCATGGCTCGATGTTTGCTAGTATGTGTGCGTAGACGTGGACGAGTGAATAGTCACCTAGGGCTTCGTCGTAACTGAGACTGTGACTGCGAAGACCCAAGAATGATAAGTACACGGCGTAGTGGTTTCGGTCTACTAGAGGTAAAGTGGACAGATGACCAATAGGATGAAGGTCAAGTCCGAATGACTTTGATTGGTTTCTGATAGGGCAAGTGGTTCTGTAGCTTGGTGGGGTCATGTGTGAGATGTGTAATAGAAAGTGCGTGAGATGTATAGTAGAAATTCAGCCAACAGCCTAAAACGCTTGTTTTCTCAGAAACAGCCTCAATAGGCTGTTGGGTATAAATCGCTAGTGAAAAAATTTATAATGACCCTCTTGGACACTGTATGTGCGATAGGACTATATTCCTATAGAAAAGCATGGGCACCTTGTCACAGTGAAACGGAACGAATCAGGAACATTTACTGTGACTGTGACTATAGGACTATATTCCTATAAATAAAATGCTAAGTCATTGATTTATAACGATATTTTATTCTTGTCTTATTTATACCCACATGCAATAAGGTGACATAGGCCGCGCATGGTGCAACGCCTAGCCTTGCCACATATAGCAGGGTAGCCCATAGGGGCATAGCGTAGGCGTATGCCTGTGTGTCAATCAGTGAAAGTTTACCTAGGTAAACACACTTTAAACGGAGACTGTAAAATGACTAAGGAAGTCACATTTAATCAAGCCGCAAAGGACATCTTTAAGGCTAACCAAGAAAACATCAAAACAGCCCTTAATAGCGTTGTTAATAACAAAGCCTTGCTATCAAGCGCGGCGCAAATTGTGGCTTTAACCACATACCAAGCGATTGAGGCTAACGGTTCAACTATACCCGCTGCTAACATTGGCGCATACCTAGGCTTGTCTGATGATGAAACAAAGAAATTAAAGCAATACGTTAGCCGCGCCTCATTTGTGCATGGTTACAAGGGCAAGTCATATGAGAGTGACGGTCAAACAGTAACCACGCCGCATGATGACTTTATGACGGATAACGCGCCTAGCATCACCACAACATACAAGGCTATTAAAGCGCATGAAAAGACGGTTAAGGCCGCGCTTGAACAGGCCGCGCAAGCCAAGGCTATGGAATTAAAGGCCGCGCAAGCCTATGTGGATAGCGGCGCGGATATGCCTAGCGGCGTGACCAATGCTGATGAATTGTTAGCCGTTGCACGTGGTGACATGATTGCAGGCCGTGAAACGGACTATACAACAGCCCTAGCCCTAGGCGTTGATATTGTCGAACAGGCTAATATTGAGGCCGTTAATGATGCGGCTTGCGCTGATTTACTAGGCGAAGCTGATGCAATCTTGCAAAAGCTTGTCGATATGAACAGCGAAAGCGCTAATGACGTGCTTGCGACTATCTATGAGCGTATTGAGGCAATCGCCGCAAGTGATGCGCAAGAGGCCGCAAAACAAGCCGCCTAGTTTACCTAGGTAAACTCTCACAGCTTCCCCCTTGGCTGTGAGAGTGCCTTTCTCTCGCTCTGTGCGTGGGACTGTAACTGTGACTCTTTTAGAGCGCGTCAACTATAAATCTGGGAGTTTTCCGTGGAAATCACAAAAGCAAAAATCGGTGGTATGTTTTATCTGCGCCTGCGCCTAGATGGACGAACTTTGCACGAAACTGAGTGCCATTATGACCAAGTGGATTACTATGTCCGCAAATACCAGTCACTTTATCGCCTATGGTCACAGGAACAGCACAAGGCCGTGTTAAATCGTTGGGCTACGTTTGAATTTGTCGCCAAGGCTATGGACTTCCCAATGGAAACTGGCGCACACGCCGCAATATTTAGTATGGTGAATTACGATGCATATTCCGATTGATATTATTCAAGCTGTCACAGCAGGAGCTACAGTCGCACGTCCTGTGACTGTGACTAATACGCGGGGTGTGAGTGTGGCTGTAACTCACCATGATGTTGGGTCTCAACTTGGCGAACATAGCTCTCACGAGTTCTTTGGCTACGATGAGGTTATTGATTTGAACGCTGCAAAGAAATTTTCGTGACCGCGTAGCGCCGAAGAAACGAATTTCCCATGCAGTTTTGACTGAAAATCGCAGTTATAATACATTTTTGAATGATTTTGAATTTACTTCGTATCCGAAATGAGGTCAATAATTGAAAAGTTATACCCAGAAAATCAGTCATAGACCATTGAATTGATTGAATAATTTCGAAAACCAGTGAGGTTTTTGTGGGTATAACCAATAGTCTCTATATTTTTTCTTCCTTAATTCTGTGAAGGATATATAACTATTATTATGATAATAAGCTGAGCAGACCTATGGTTATACCCACAAAAACCTCACGCCGTTTTAAATAAACCTTTATGGTTCAACAGTTTAACTCGCAAAACTCGGGTATAACTTTTGAATTATTGACCTCATTATTATCGTTTATCAACAAATAACGCCTGTTTACCTAGGTAAACTCGCCTAAGTCACAGTAACACTCGCACTCACAGTTACAGGAGCTGAGCATGTCTAAACATAAATTCACAGTAATCTGGGGACGTATTGGCGATACCACAGAGAACCGCTTTGACCACGTTACCGTCACAGGGACACCTACCTTCAAATCTGTAATGGATGCCGCCTTCCGTATTGTTTATGATGAATGGGAACTCGACGAAGATTTCCAATCCTTCCGAGACAACACAGCCTATGATGGATATTCAATCCTAGAAGGGCACCTCACCGAAGGTGATATAAACTTTATATAGACACACTAACAGCCAAAGGAGCTGAGCATGTCAACACTTACAGCAACACAAGTCATAACTAAGTCTCGTGATTTACTCGTGAAACAGGGAAAGCCTGCAATCAATGGATTGGGCGGCTGTTCCTATCGTAGTTCAGACGGACTAGGATGCGCCGTGGGGATTTTACTCTCAGACGCTGACGCCGCTATTATGGATAATATGGACGAAGGTTCTATTGACCGTATTTTATCTCTCAACGCTCCTGTGTATGATGAGATGGACATGGGATTACCTATAGAGGATTGGGAAGCTTACAAAACTCTTTCACCCGAAGGACGTGCCTTAATTGAAGCCCATCCTGAACTTCTAAAGACAATGCAGGTTATCCATGACCAGTGTCAAGGCGTTGAACCTGAGGTGCCCGTTAGTAAATTTGTTCCGCATATAACCGAACAATTCGGATACTTGTTGGACGCAGAGAATAAGAGTTAGGCGTGTCTCTACATTTCAAAGCCGAATATAACACGCCTGAAATTGTAGCCGCTCTAAAAGAGCACGGCCTTGAGACTGAAAAACCTAGCCAATTATCAGACGCTTTCCGCCTTGGCTTTTTAGCCAACAATGGAAAGACCAAGTATGAAACCTCTCCACGCACCATGTGTAACTGTCCACGTTGTCAGAGCTATCAATAGGAGCTAACTATGTTTACATACTCTGTTAAATGTATAAACGGAAAATATGTGATACAGCGCCTATTCTTAGGCCGCTACTTCCCTCGCTTTATGGGTGAGGATGGTGTCTTATGGTGGGAACGTAATTCAATCTGTTTCCGCTCTAATTGCCTGCACTCTGAGGAGTTTGCAAAACACCTATGGGCTGAACGTATAGAGGATTTATAATATGTCCCTAATCTTAATCACAGGCTTTGCCCTGTATCTGAATAGAAAGTAACGTCATGTTCAAACTAAAAGTAATCGGCTTCATCATCTTTGCCATTCTAAAAGGGTGACTTATCTCGCCCTTGAACTGAAATTGCTGCGCATACAGCGGCATCCCTCATCAACCCTTTCAACTGTAGCCAAAGCTACGGCTCTACTCTGGAGACTTCGTAATGAGCATATCTGCCATACGGCGTAATTTTACACGCCAAAAATTCCAAGCCTTTCTCGACGCACAGCCTGCACGTAAACTCGCAGGTAATCGAGGTGATTGTAATACCTGCCCCCTCGCAGTTTACCTAGGTAAACAATCAAACCATGTAGAGGTTGAAGTGTTCAGTCACTCATGGCGTACCAAAGGCACTCGTCAAATCAAAAACCTCCCTAAATGGGCTGAGAATTTCATAGCTAAGGTAGACGTAAGTCTAACAGGTAAAATCACTTATGGTAGCTGTGCCAAAATATTAAGGAGTTTGTAATGCCGAGACGTTTTCAAATAGGAGACCTCGTAGAACGTATAAACCATGCCTATCATGGAGGTCAAAATCATTTCGAACTTGGCGAACAAGCCATAATCACCTCCACTCATGGAGGTCTAGCCTTTGAAACACAAGGCTCAGGGTTTTCTTCGGAGAATTTCAAACTTATAAAGTCAGTAGATGACCTCACCTCAACCCCTACAGGGAGAACTATAATGAAATATCGCATCGAATACTCGCAGTATATTGGTTACGAAGACCAATTATCCTACATGCCCGAAACCATGGGTGAAACTCTCATGCTAACTAAGGCGCGGTTCAAAACATTCTTAGCCAAGACAGGTTTGAAAGTTAACTACATAGAACGCTACAGTACAGGCGTATCGAGCGTTAACTTATCACCTAGCTCAATTCTAGCCCCTCGTGTGCATGAACTGTTTGGCTTACGCACTGATATTCCGAAATATCCTATCAAGGTCTCAAGTTGGGACGGTTGCGCCAAGAAAAAGCACATGGCTATCTTGCAGAACATACTTGCACCTGTTGTAAAGCGCCGAGTTCACATAACCGTTCCGCATCATGAACAGCGAAGCCCTACAACCAGTAAAAGTGAGTTCAAGATTTTCGTCTGGTCATCACCTGCTTACAAGGAACAATCTGTTCCCTCAACAATGTTCGGCCAGTCTGTAGGTTGTCGTGATAGTGGTTACGGGCCTTCTGGCGAGGGTATCCCTCTCGAACATGATGGATTTGTATTCGGAGAGCTATTCCCTAACTGTCTATACATCCATTTTGATGCGGTACATAAAGACCGTGTTCAAGACCGTATCATTTTCGCTGAAATGATGCTCATAGTCGCAGCCACACTCTCAGGCACAGACATGACTAAATTTGAAGCCCAACGTGCTGAGCGTGTCGCAAAAGCTGAGCTTGAAGCGTTTAAATCCTTCACTCGTCAAAGTATCAAGCGTGTCGAAACTCGTCATGCTAAGGAACTCAAAGTTCTGGATAGCGAAATCAGACGTATGCACAAGCAAATCTTTGACCTTGAACGCACAGCCGCCGTAATCCGCGCAGGCGGCAAAGACGGAGGCGCTGACGCTATCGAGAAGCAAGTTCTCGAAGAGTTTGAAAAGCTAAAGGGAGGCTTCGCCAATATTGAGGAAGCCAAATTCTCAGGCGATGAACTCACAGTTGTCACAGCGCCTATCAACTCGGTCTGCAAGCGCACAGGTAATCACTACCACCTAGGCCGTGTAAAAATAAAACTCCCATTCTCAAATGCGGGTTCAATTTACATGACTTCTGTCGGTCAGAATAAATGCATACCTCACGCCGAAGACCGCACAACAGGTAAAACCTGTCTTGGCACAGCTGAGAGTGACATTCGCAGCTACATGGCAAATTATGAGATGCTGGCCGCAGTATCTATGATGCTCGCATTCCTTGAAGGTGGAATTGACACCGAAGATATGTGGGGCCGTAAGCTTAAAGAGTTCCCTAACCTAGGAAGAGGATAATCCAATGGGACGTAATCGCAACCGTAAAAAGAATAAGAAGAACACAGGCTACACACCTCCTGTTAAATCTGCCGCTCGTGCAGGTTTCAGGGGATGGGTAGCACCTCCAAAGCCTGTTCGCAGCTTTGACCGTCCCAAGAATGAGAGCTTCACAGTCTCATTCACAGGCGACAACGAGTTCCCAGACGTATATGTCTCTGGCCCTGCCCATGGTAAAATGCTGGCACTCGTCAAAGAATGCCCTATTGAGATTTCATGGATGTGTTCTGTAACTCGTCGCGACAATGGAGACTTTGACATCAATGATGTTTATGTCCCTCTACAATTCTGCGGCCCTGCCAATACTGAAATTTCAGAAGAGGGTGACGAAGCCCTTATGATGGAACTCATCACAGCAGGTAAAGCCGAAGAGCTTAATAACCTGCGCTGTTGGGGCCATAGCCACGTAAATATGGCTGTGTTTGCATCAGGCACAGATGAGAGCCAAACTCAAGACTTCCTTGATAACCTAGGCGAGGCAGGCTCAGACCACTTTGTTCGCTTCATCGCTAATAAGCGCGGCGAACTACTGTGTCATGTTTACCTGTTAAACCAAGGCATCATTCTGAACAATCCCAAAATGTATATTCGTGTCGATGACATTGATTATTCAGATTGGGCCAAAACTCAGATAGCTGATAAAGTCACACGCTTTGCCCCTGCTGTAGCACCACGCCCTTATGGATATGGTGCAAACATGGGCGCTGACCGTTCAATCCCTTCCAATGCTGTTGGGTTCTGGATGGGTGACCAATTCATTGAGGATGATTTAAACTTCGGCAGTAGTCCGCTGTATGATGATGTTCAAGATGATACTCATCTAGGTAATGTCACACACTTGCATGACCCAGAACCCCTAACAGGCTACGAAGAGTTCGTGACCTACCCAGACCCTAGAGACCGTGATGATGACCCTTACGATTTCGCAACGAGAGGCCAGTAACATGGATATTTCCCGCCACATTCTACATTTCAATCCCGAATTGTTTACAACGGGGATGACGTTGAAGCTCACAACCTACCTAACCAAGCGTTCTACCTAGCTGACATAGGTAAGCCCAAAGTCCAAGCCATGGCTGAACATATCGAAATGGCTACGGGAACCAAGGTGACAACTCACAACAAATACCTCGAAGGCACAGAAAAACTTGGCCGCGTAGTATTCCTTGGTGTTGACACAATGGAGCACCGCAAGAAAATTTTTGAGGATAGCCTCAAGAATAAATTCGTCACAGAACTCGTAATAGAGGTTCGTATGGGCGTAGAAGAATTACGTGTGTATGGGTTTAATCCCAACTCACGACATGAAATCAACGACTGGATGGAAACACTGGTCGATGATGAGCAAACCGTGGAAAGTGCGTGTAGCGCCAAGACAACGGTAGGAGCCACAGCAAGTTTGACAGCTGCATTCGCAGTCACACGCTTTATGCAGTGGTTTAACTGGTTAAACTCCAATGATGGTGTTGAACCTAACTTCGAACAGCTCGTAATGTTACGACCTCTGTTCACCTTGGCGCGGTAATTCCACTTCGTCATCAAACTTAGGGTGAGCATTCCGCACATCCTGTCAAAAGCTATAGAAAGGCAATATCATGACAAAATCTATCACAGTGGCACAAACAGGTGCCGTACAATCCGTAACTTTCAAGCGTGGCATGACAGTCGCAGCTGCACTTACAGCCGCATCTATCACTGTTGACCGTGGTCGCGAAGTCCGCATCAATGGCGCATCAGCTGACAGCGAAACAGTTTTGAAAGCTAACGACACAGTGCTTATCGTCGGTTCAATCCGTGGCGCTGCTTCTACAGTCACAGTCGCACAAACAGGCGCAGTTCAGTCTGTTGCATTCAAGCGTGGTATGACTGTTGACCAAGCTCTCTCATCTGCTGGCATCACAGTCGGTTCAGGCCGTGAAATCCGTGTAAACGGTGCAGCTGCCGAAGGTGGTCAGAAGCTTAAGGCTAACGATACAGTTCTTATCGTCGGCTCTATTCGCGGCGCATAAGTTTACCTCGGTAAACCTACGTTACAGCAAGGGCGCTCGTCTCGCCCTTGCTCTACCCTTCTTTGGAGACTGACATGAAATTTATTTGGGAAGCAGAAGATATAGCGCACGGATTGAGAATTGTCCAGCCTGCTAAAGGCACGACAGCTGTTATAGCATGGTTCGGTCAATCTGGAGATAGACGCTCAACAATCGTTGAGACTAACACAGATGGTATGATACATATGCAATACCTCCGCGTTGGTAAAGATAAGGAATTGGAGAAATGTAAGGAAGACAAACTCGTACCTCGTTGTTTTACTCCAAAAGAACTGGCAGACCATATGAATGGTTGCACTTACCCTTGGGTTCCAGCAGCTCTATTCACAGGCTCTGGCGTCAGATTAAAGACTGACGGACGTGGAGCCTACAAGAAAGCCAACCGAGGTTTAAAAGACCTGAAAGACCTGAAAGGTTAAAAATTATGACACTCTCAAGAAATTACACATTCGATGACATCCCAACGAACTGTCCATTCGAATACGAAGGAATGACAATCACGAAGCTACTAGGCGGAGGTATGCGCGTTGAAGGCGCAGCTATAAATATCCTATCGCTAATGTTCCTCGGCCCGAAGACAGATACAGGTGTTGAGCGTCACATTTTCAATATTGACCCTACAAAAACACTAGCTTCAATCGGCCCTGTCTATCTAATACGTGTGGCTGATGATGAATACTACATCGAAGAGTATGATAGCACAGGAACTGTGCACTACGCACAATATTTCACCACAGCTGAGGCAGCTATGCGTCAATTCACTAAGCAAGCTCTAACCTCCCTCGCTGGTTACCTGTAATGTACGCCCTCAACGCTTTCAAATCAGCGGTAAAAGTCGCACTCGCTTTCGGAGAGCCTCACCTTGAAGCTCTTCTAAAAGATAGTGATGACCCTCAACCAGTCTGTGGTCTGTTTACCAAGGTAAACTTCAAGGATGATGGGATGGAAGGTGTTGTGTGGGGTATTGAGTACATATCAGGCACTTTCTATTATGCAATAGTCCCTCACGACCTTGTGGGAGACCCAACCAACTACACGGAGGATGAGTTTGATGTTCAAACGCGGTGATATAGTCTGCCTCATCTCTCAAGGTGATGATGGAGCACCTATAAAGGTGCAAGGAACCACATGGCGAACCATTTATGGTATCTATGTGAAAAGTGGCATAAATATTGAGAGATGCCGCACAAAATTTCAATATTATAAGGACAAAACCATGACAAATCCCTATAAAGTAGGCGATGAGGTTAAACTCAAACGCGGCAACACAAAAATGTACGTCCACGAGATTAACGGCAAGTATATTCGCGCCAGTTACAACAAATCGTCTGAGTATGGACTAGGTAATCGTCGCATCCACACGGATTACACGTATTTTAACCTTGAAGACCAGTTTGAACTGTTCGAAACTCGTGAAGGGCCAGCCACACTAATTGGTAAGACCCGTAATGGTACATATGTGATGGAAAAGCTGGATGATGACTGTGAAATCATCTATCAACGCCATAAACCTCAAAAACATATGGCTCACACTGTTGAATTGCAGAACATCGTTGATAAATATCGCTTCCATCGCGTATGTCCTGAGGGTAAAGTGAAAAAAGGCGACCTAATCAAACGACCTAATGGTAAATTGTATAGCGTAACTGCTTTGAACACTCGCGCCCACATAACGCAGGAGCTTGAAGGTGAGATTATGACTGGTCGTGCGCTGTGAGCGCCGAAGTCTTAGCTGAAAAGCTAAAGTTCCAGTTACAGTCAGCCAATCGTGATGTGGACACCGCTGTTGATGCGGATAATAACGAAGACTTACCTTTATTGGTAGATGTACGTGACGCAATCGAAAGTGACCTTAAAGTGGTCACCGACTATATTGAGGTGTCGAAACGCCTTAAATTATACTAGCTTGACAAGCTAGAAGGAAAAGTTTACCTAGGTAAACGCTAAATGGAGGACAATAATATGTCTTGGAATAGAGTCGGAAACGACATAGAACGCGGCCCAATGGGTATGTTCAAATGGATTGTAATAGCTGCATTAGCCTGCTTTGCATTATTCGGCACTCTGGGAGTGCTAGGAAAAATTGGAGGAACTGCTACAGACAGAGTTGTCTTAGAGCAGAGCTTTCAATACAAGGAGGGTATGAAACAACGTGCCCGAACTCTTGAGGCATCCATCGCCGAAATTGATGTCCGTATATCTCAAGACCCGTCTAATCAAGATTTACGCAACCAGCGCAGCTACTTGGTTATACAATTAAACGCAATGAAGAAAGATTAAATTATGCGTAATACATTCAAACTTTTACTAGCAGCGTCAATCTTGACGTTAGGAGCCTGTACAGAAAATACTTCAACTCAGGCGCACAAGGATGCGGAAACAACAAACCGCACAATGGCACAAGTTTCCGCAACCCAACCTGTACCTGTTATAGAGTGGAGCCTAGAACGCCACTTGGTCATCCAGTTATATATGCAGCGCAATGCAAATGCGGCAACGTCTAGTGTATGGCGTAGCGATTTGGGAACCATTGAAGGGCATTGTGCCACAATAGGTTTCGGTATCCCTTATGATACTTCCCTAACTAACCCATTAGTAGCTACAGCTCGTTCATCAGACAGTAAATTTGTCAAAGAAAGTCTGACTAGCATAGAACAGTCCGAACCTAACAGTTTGTACGCCTCGAAAAATACAAGCGCAACTTGGGTTAACTGCGTGGGCGAAGGAGGGCTTATTGAGCCTATCTATGTGGAAGCTAAGGTTACATCTTATCCTTATCCTATTGAAGTTAACTACGAAACTAACCGTGTTATCAAAGCAGGTAAGGCTACGGTAACCCTTAACCCCAACCGCTAGTTTACCTAGGTAAACTGCCAACCATTCGGGGAGATGTTGTAAATCTCACGCCCCACAAATTTAACAGGAGAAGTTATGAGTTACGAACGCGAAATTCGCCGTAGACTGCAACCTTTACGTTGTATGACCAAGACTGGTTCTATAGTTTCAATCTTTGATGTGTTAGTTAAAGTCACATTTGAATGTGCTTTTGATATTGATGAGGTGACAAAGACTATAGAAGAAAAGCCTTACGGCCCTTGGTTTGCACGAGTTGACGCCGTTCATGGCCAAGTAGTCAATGTAAGGCTAACAACTCTCCCACCCGCCGCCGCAGCTCCAGTACCTGCGAACGCGCCCCAACCTCTACTCCCTGCTGCGGACGAACGATGTCTAGTAGCGGCCTAGTAGAGCACCTTGAGCGTCTGGAAAAGAACGACCCATCCCCTGAAAAGGTGAACGACCCATCAGTTCCAGACGCTCAACTTCTTCAACCTAGTGAAATTATAGCCGAATATTTGAAGGATAAAACTTTCAAACATGAAGGCTTGGAATATCTGGTTAAAGGAGATTGTCTAAATGGTTTCGCAGTGCTCGGTATGTATTATCAGCACGGAGCCTTATTTAACAGAGCCATAAGGTCTCGTAGGCAACTTGAAAAATTAGCAGAGGATTTAAAAGACGGAGGTTTCTAATGAACGATTTAACTTGCACCAACTGCGGTGAATATTTTATCTACGTCATAGACTGCCCCTCGGAAATAATTCACCACGAAGGTGAAACTTTCTGCTCGACTGACTGCAAACATGAACATTTTGAAATGACGGAGTGTGTCTATTGCGAGGAAATGGCAACTTGTGAACATCACGATGATGAAATTTATGAAGGAACAACTTGCTCACAGGATTGTCACATGGATGCTATACATCTATGGGGATATAACAAAGGGCAAACATTTCATACGCAACATGGGTCAACTTGTGGTCATCCAAGATGGTCACATCAAAACGATTTGGGACGGTTTAGGGGTTTTCACAGAGATGTACCCTTACAATGTCGTAGCAGACGCTATGGCCAAATTCGTGCGTGACTCACGTATTAAGAATATCTATCGTACTCGTGACGGTAAGTATGGCGCTGAGCAAACCACTGACAACATCAATAAGGACATCAAGTGGAACCACTTCCATGGCGAAGTCCCTGCTAAATTCGTCAACCGAGACGCAGGCCCACTTCTCAGCCGCATGGAGAGCAATCACCAAGTGTTCAAGCGTGGAGTGACAGAACTCTCTCCAGCAGCGATTGTGGACGTTCTTGACCTAATTAAACAGAAGGCATTATACCGTGGTGATGAGCACCTACGTTCAATCAACGCCTTCCAAAAATTACAAGCGCAGTTTACCAAGTTAAACTCTGATGAAGCTCGTGACGTATTCCTGTGGAATAACATAAATGCAGCAGGTGCAACTTTCCGTAACTCAGTTATAGGTACACTTATTGTTGACCTCTCCAAAGGCGTTGAGCTTGAGACAGCGGTCAGCAAATTTGAAGCCAAAGTTGCTCCTGAGAATTACAAGAGACCCAAGGCTCTAATCACACCTAAAATGGTGGAGGGCGCAGTGGCAAAACTCGAAGAACTAGGTCTCACTGACGCAGTAAATAGACGTTACGCAACTCTTGAAGATATGAGTGTCAATAACGTGCTATTCGTCGATAACGAAGCTGCTCAGAAAATGCAGGGAGGTTTGACAGACCTTCTAATGGCTTCTGCTAAAAAGCCTGTGCGCTCCTACGAGTTCCGTGAAGAAATCTCGATAGCTGACTTTATGGAGAATGTATTACCAAACACGACTGCTCTGGAGCTTGTGTTGCAGAACAATCAACTGTCTAACTTTGTCTCATTAACAGCGCCTCAATCAGACGACAGCGGAAACCTATTCAAATGGGATAATAACTTCGCATGGTCTTATGATGGGGATGTTGCAGATAGCTCAATCCGAGCGGAAGTAAGCCGCTTGGGTGGTCGAGTTGATGGTGTATTCCGCTTCTCCCACTCTTGGAACTATGACAAGCGTAACTCGTCACTGATGGATTTACACGTATTCATGCCTGCAAACTCTACAACAGCCACGAATGGTAAGCACGATAACTATGGAAATAATGAGCGTGTAGGCTGGAATAATAGAAAACATGCTTATTCTGGTGGCGTTCAAGATGTAGATTATGTCGATGCAGCCCCTGCTGGATACGTTCCTGTAGAAAATATCACCTTCCCAGACTTATCCCGTATGAGAGATGGTGAATATATCTGCAAAATTCATAATTGGGAGAAACGCAGCCACAACTCTGGGGGTTTTAAGGCAGAAATTGAGTTTAACGGTCAAGTATTTGAATACGAATACGACAAGCCCCTAGGTAATAAAGAATGGGTGACAGTCGCAGTCGTGACCCTGAAAAAGGGCGTGTTTACGATTGAACACCACCTAAAGCCTAGCTCAGCCAGTAAAGAAAAATGGGGAGTGTCAACTCTCGAACCCGTTCGGGTCAGTACCCTCATGTTCAGCCCTAATTATTGGGATGGACGAGCTATCGGTAATCAGCATTACTTCTTTATGCTAGAAAACTGCAAAAATCCTGATGCAACACGCGGGATTTACAATGAGTTCTTGACATCTGCTCTTGAGCCTCATAGGAAAGTGTTCGAAATCTTGGGAAGCAAGACTAAATGCGCCCCTAGTGATGAACAACTGAGCGGCGTAGGTTTAACTGACCGAGGAAACCTATCTACAGAACAACTGTTTGACCTAAACCTCAAGCAACTTGATACTGTGGCTCGCCGTGTCAACAAAGCCATTAAAGCCGAGGGCGAAGAGAGCTTTATTGAAGAAAACCAATCTGAAACACAGATTGTTGATAATCTTCGCCTAGAAATCTTGAAGTCTGTGATTGCAGCTAAGCAAGCAACTATCAAGGCTGTTGAAACACGTGCCGCTCGTGCTACGCGCCGCCGTGACCTTGAAGCTGCACTAGCAGCTAAAGAAGGTGAAGAACTAGCAAGCAAATCTGCCGAAGAAATTCGCGCAGAGCTTGACGCACTATCAACCTAGCGCCTCCATAGCCTAGTTGAGAAGGGGAGTTTACCTAGGTAAACTCCTCAAACCTTAGGAAAGACCATGAAAATCAAAATTTTAAAAGGTGACATAACCAAAGTCCCCGCCACAATCGTGGTCAATGCCGCTAATAACATGCTTATGTCTGGCGGAGGAGTCTGTGGAGCCATATACAAGGCCGCAGGTTACCAACTCAATTCTTACACAACGTCAATCATTGCTGAGAATGGTAACAAAGCCCTATACACTGGTGAAACCAGAATTAGTCCATCATACAATATGGATAATTGTGAACATATAGTTCACGCTGTCGGGCCTATTTACAATGAAGAATTAGGTGAAGACCTAATGGCGCAACTACTGATGGACGCCTATAGAAACTCCCTATATTGGGCAGTAAAATACGGTGCAAAATCAATATCCTTCCCCGCAATTTCTACTGGAATTTACGGCTATCCTATGCATAAGGCGCTAAAAATCGTAAAGCGGGTTCTGGAAACTACTCACTATCAAGGGGAAGTAAAACTCATCTGTTTCTCAGATGATGATTACAAAGCCTATAAATCGGAGATAAAGCCATGGAAAATTTACTTCACGCGCATGAAGCGCGATTAACCAAGTGGTTCGCCTTAATGGGAAGCTTATGCCTAGCCGTAGGACTAACCTTAGGCAGATGCACCGCCCCGACACCCCAACCAGTAATGGTTACCAAGGTAAAAGTTGAGGAAGTTGAGAAAATTGTAACCAAGTTTGAGAAGACAAACTCAAATAGGGAGTGCCTAGCACAGGCTCTATTCGCCGAGGCAAGAGGTGAAACTAAAGCTGGAGCCAAGGCTGTAGGTGAAGTTATTATGAACCGCGTTAAAGACACTCGTTATCCCCACACAATTTGTGGGGTTGTACGTTACAAAACCGTGAGGAATGGGAAAGTAACTTATCATTTTTCCTATCAAAATAAGTCTGATGACAATTTTTACAAGACAGCCAGAGTGTTTGCTGATATGCATGTCACAGCTATAGAGCTTGGAGCAAGAGAGAGGGCTTATGAGATTGCTGATATGGTTATGGCTGGCGTCCCAAGTCTTCCTTCGACTTCACTTAATTATCACAGCACTGCTGTTAAGCCTCCTTGGAGCGATGACCTCACGAAACATAAGCAAGTAGGCGCTCACATTTTTTATACAGGATATTGAAATAAACTCTTGACTATCAAATCCTGTTGCCTTAATAAGCTTGAAATCATTCCCTACGGCCCGTATCGGTAGTGGGAAAGCACTGTTAATGCTTCTGTTCTAGGTTCGAAACCTAGGTAGGGAGCCAAACCATTGGAGTATATTATGAGCAACATGATTGACATTCTTAATATCAACGCTCATGCCCTTCCTAAGGGCGTGGGAACATCTTTTCTCCATCAACCCCAACCGACCAAGTAAATAGCTTTCTGGGCGTAACTCAGTGGTAGAGTACGCGCACCAGCCATACAGAGCGCGTTGTCGCATGGTTCAATTCCTGCCGCCCAGACCTATTTACTTTCATTTCATAATTATCTCTGGGTGTAGCTCAGTGGTTAGAGCGCTCGTATTTTCGGAACGAGAGGGCGTTAGTTCAAATCTTTCCACCCAGACCTAATTATCTAAGTGTAGCTCAGTCGGGAGAGCGCTCGCTTTGGGAGCGAGAGGTCGCAGGTTCAAGTCCTGCCACTTAGACCATTCCCTTTGTTGGGGCGTAGCTAAGTGGTACAGCAACGGAATTTGACTCCGTGATACGCAGGTTCGACCCCTGCCGCCCCATCCATCTCAGGCTAGGTATAGCTTATTGGTAAAGCGCTTCGTTGTGATTGAAGAGAGTTCGGTTCGAGTCCGATACCTAGTTCCAAGGGCGCTTAGCTGAGTTGGTTTAGCATGGGACTTTTAATCCCTGTACGCGGGTTCGAACCCCGCAGCGCCCTCCAAACTGTTTAACAAGGTAAACTTATGCCCCACTACACGTCAGAAACAACGAAGATAGTCGTTGTTACAGAGCACCACTAACTTATAGTGTTCTACCAACCGCTAAAGGCTCACGCATGAGAATTAGTAGAACAACTAATTCCGTAACAGAGACCGCAACTTTATTCGTTAACGATACTCCAGCAGTCGCAGAAAAGATGCTGAACTTAATCCTAAGAGATTAAAATGAGAGATATAATCCTAAGTAACTGCTGCGGTGCCAAGATGCACCACACATTCTGTACCGCATGTGGTGAACATGCTGTACCCGAGGATGAAGAAAACCCGACCTGCTCTGACTGTAAGAGTAAAATCGGTAGAGATGGGTGTAAATGTCCTGTTGGATAAACACTCTTGACATTATCGGAAAGTTCGGTAATGAAGACCAGAAGCAGAATGGTCTTGAGATAGCAAATCTGCTCGGAACTATGGGCCGTACCCTAAAAT